CAGATGAAGAAGTTGAAGAAGCAGCAGACGAAGAAGTTGAAGAAGGCGAAAAGTCTGAATCAGAAACAATGCGTGAATACGTAGAAAAAGTTACAGCTACAATGGGCGACAACGGTGCAAACTCAAAGTCAACAGTAGCAGGTAAAAACGATATGGGTGGATCAGCAGGTAATTTAAACCAAGCTGGTGCAGAAGCAGGAGTTGAAGCTAATAAAGGAAACTTAAAAGGTTCAGCACTAAGCGATCAAAACCCAAAAGATATGTCAACTGGTAATGTAAATGTACCGGGTGGTAAGGCGAGCAAATCATTAAAAGCTCAGCCAAAAGGTCACGGTGCCGAGAAAAAAGGCAGTGGCGAAACAGGAACTAATGGTACCAAAAGTATCATTGGTCAGTAATTAAGGTTTAACGGATGAATAATCTTTTAAGAGAACATTTGACATTTGACCAAGCAGGCTTGGTTGTTGAGTCTACCGATAACGCTTCAGGCGGCAAAGATCTTTATTTAAAAGGTATTTGTATACAAGGCGGGGTGCGTAATGCAAACCAACGTGTATATCCTGTAAATGAAATTGGTAGGGCTGTCAAAACTCTCAATGATCAAATCACTGGCGGATATAGTGTGCTTGGAGAAGTTGATCATCCTGAAGGGCTTAATATTAACTTAGATCGTGTATCGCATATGATCACAAATATGTATATGGACGAATCAAATGGTTACGGTAAAATGAAAATTCTACCTACTCCGATGGGAAACTTAGTTAGCACTATGATACAAAGTGGTGTTAAACTTGGTGTTTCATCACGTGGAAGTGGTAACGTAAAAGAGGACGGCAGCGGTGAGGTTTCAGATTTTGAAATTATCACTGTTGATGTCGTTGCTCAACCCAGTGCTCCAGGGGCGTATCCAACGCCCATCTACGAGCATTTAATGAATACTCGTGGTGGGTATAAGGCATACGAAATGGCACAGGCAACAAAGCACGACGAAAAGGCACAAAAATACTTAAAAGAATCACTGATTAATATAATCAGTAGACTCCAATAAAAGGAGAACATAATATGTTGGATGCACTAAAAACACTTTTTGAAAACGATGTAGTTTCTGAAGAAGTGCGTGTCTCTATTGAAGAAGCTTGGGATAGCAAAATTAAAGAAAACAAACAGCAGGTAACTGCTGAGTTGCGTGAAGAATTTGCTACAAAGTATGAGCACGATAAGTCAACTATGGTTGAAGCTATCGACTCAATGCTTTCTGAGCGTCTAAAAGAAGAAATTTCAGAGTTTGCAGAAGACCGCAAACAACTAGCTGAAGCGAAAGCAAAGTATGCAGTAGCTATGCGTGAAAACGCAACACTAATGCAGAAGTTTGTAACACAGCAGTTAGGTAAAGAAGTTTCTGAATTACACGAAGACCAAAAGTTAATGGCAAATAAATTTGCTAAACTTGAGGAATTTGTTGTTGAGGCACTATCTAAAGAGATTGCAGAATTCTATGAAGACAAGAAAGACTTAGCTGAGACAAAAGTCAAACTTGTTAGAGAAGCAAAATCAAAATTTGCAGAAGTTCAAAAGAGCTTCGTCAAGCGTAGTGCAGCATTAGTATCTGAAACAGTTAACAAAAATCTTAATAAAGAGATTGGCGCACTGAAAGAAGATATTGAAGCAGCAAGACGCAACGACTTTGGTCGTAGATTGTTCGAAGCATTTAGCAACGAATATGCAAACAGTTACTTAAATGAGAAATCAGAAGTAGCAAAACTTATGAAAGTTGTAGATCTTAAACAGAAGCAACTTGCAGAAGCAAAAGTTGTAGCAACTAAAGCAACAAAACTAGCAGAATCGAAAGATGCTGAAAAGTCAGCTTTAATTGAAGCAGCTCGTCGCAAAGACACAATTAATGACTTAATTGCACCTTTAAACAAGGCGCAAAAAGAAATTATGACAGACTTACTGGAATCAGTTCAAACTCCTAAATTAAGAACAGCGTTTGACAAATACATACCGTCCGTAATTGACAGTAAAGGTCCAGCCAAGCAAAAGGCAATTTTATCAGAAGGCAAAGAAGTAACAGGCAACCGTGACGCAAGTGTCACAGCAATCAAAACGCATAATGGCGGAGAAGTAATAGATCTACGCCGTCTAGCAGGTTTAAAATAAAATAGGAGAAACCAAAATGTCAGAACTATTAGAAAGCCGCTGGCAGGATACTAAAACAGCACTTGTTGAAGGCCTAAACGGAAACAAAAAAGCGGTAATGGAAACTACACTAGAAAATACTCGTAGGTATTTAAGTGAAAGTGCAACCGCTGGTGCTACTTCTGCCGGTAACGTAGCTACACTAAATCGTGTGATCCTTCCAGTGATCAGACGTGTAATGCCAACAGTCATTGCAAATGAATTAGTAGGCGTACAGCCTATGACTGGTCCTGTGGGTCAAATCCACACATTGAGAGTTCGTTATTCGGACACAGCAGGCTCAGGCGCAAGCGGAGCAGTAGCTGGAGAAGAAGCACTTTCACCATTCAAGATTGCTGAAGCATACAGTGGTAACACTACTACTGCTAAAGCAGATGCAACAGCAGCAATGGAAGGCACAGCTGGAAACAGAATGTCAATCCAAATCTTGAAACAAACTGTCGAAGCAAAAACCAGAAAGCTATCAGCTCGCTGGACTTTTGAAGCGGCACAAGACGCACAATCACAGCACGGTATTGACGTTGAAGCAGAAATTATGGCAGCATTAGCTCAAGAAATTACTGCAGAGATCGATCAAGAAGTTCTTGCTTCACTGAACACCTTAGCAGGTACAGCAGCAGAAACTTATAACCAAGCTGGTGTATCAGGAACAGCTACTTTCGTAGGTGACGAACACGCAGCACTTGCAGTTCAAATCAACCGCGTAAGTAACTTGATTGCACAGCGTACACGTAGAGGCGCAGGTAACTGGGCAGTGGTATCACCATTCGCACTAACTATCCTACAGTCTGCTACAACTTCAGCGTTCGCAAGAACAACAGAAGGTACATTCGAAGCACCAACTAACACTAAAATGGTTGGTACATTGAACAATGCAATGAAAGTATATGTAAACACATATGCAGCTGATAACTCAGATGTGCTTATTGGTTACAAGGGATCAAGCGAATCAGACGCAGCAGCGTTCTATTGCCCATATATTCCTTTAATGAGCTCAGGAACAGTACTTGACCCAGCAACATTCGAACCAGTTGTATCATTTATGACACGTTACGGATATGTTGAGTTAACTAACACTGCTTCATCGCTTGGTAACGCAGCTGATTACTTAGGTAAAGTTGCTATCACAAG